ATGATCGGTCGCGGTTGGATCTATCCCAAGTTCTATGTGCGCCCTGCGCCTGCTCCGGACGGATATGAGCTGATCGTTGATTACGCGGGCTTTTTGGGAATCGAGGAACGTTGGCGCTTTGAGCCGATAGATCCGGTTCCCGTGCCGCGCGGGGCGGGGGTGGCGCATGGCTGATGTGACGTCCCTTCCCCTGGCGCATTTCGAGCTGACGTTCCGGTCCACCGAACAGGATGGGGTTTGGTTTGGATTGTCGTTTCCGCAGGCGCAACGGCCCAAGGATCGCGGCCCGCTGGCCTCGGGGCCGGTGCCGGATGACTTGCCTGCGCAGTTGCGGGCGATGGCTGATCATATCGAGGGGGTTCAGAATGAGCGAAGCTGACCAGATACAGGGGGCGAACCCGCCTCAGGTGAGCGCTGACGAGATCCTGACGGTTGTGTGTGCTCATTTCAGGGTGACGCGCGAGGATTTGTCAGGACCGCTTCGGACGGCCCATATCAGTTGGCCGCGTCAGGTGGCCTATTGGCTGGTGCGGGCGCATACCAAGATGAGCTTGCCTGCCATCGGGCGCTTGTTCGGTGGCCGCGATCACACCACGGTCAAACGCGGTGTCGAGAGGGTCGAGGAAAAGGCGGCTGCGGATGAAGAAATCCGCCGGCAGGTGAATGCGCTGCGTGAAAAGGTCTGCCGGGATGGCCCTGCATTTGTTCGTCACAATCACGCGCACGGCAAGCCGTTTGCCAGTCGTCGCGGGCGCTTGCAGCGGGGGATCGGAGTATGAGCCTGGTTGCTGTGTCGCCCGTCGATGTCGATGACCTTCCGGAATATCCCATCCCGTCCACCGCGCGGTTGGATTCGCACTATTTCCTGCAGTTCAATGTGAACCGGTTCGACCGCAGTGGATTTCGCAAGAGGGCTTATCGAGATCCCGAGGTTGGGTTCTTTGGCATGGAGCTGTTTTTCAAGTCGCACGGCGAGGCACCGTTGGGCACTTTGCCGATTGAGCACGATGACTTGGCGTTTCTCTTGGGGCTTCCATTGGAGCGCTGGATGGGGTTGGTCGAGCGGTCGTTCAACCCCCTCTACAACTGGCACAAGGTGCGTTGTGATAACGGGGAGGTGCGCCTGGCGCACCCCGTGGTGCAAGAGGTGATGGAGGCCGCGCTGCGCGGTCATCTGGAGCACAAGGCCAGCAACGAAGACAAGGCCGTCTGGGCGCGTCGGACGCGTCTCAAGGCCTCACTCAAGGCCGTTGGCTGCAGTGATGGGCTTTGCGCAGATGACCGGGCTGTTGCCTGGTTGGACCAGTGGTTGATCGAGAACCACAACGGCCAGCGTCGTCTGCCGCAGTTCGAGCATTCGATCAAGCGCGCTCTGAAAGCGGCCTCTGCCGAGGGTGTTTTGGGCGGACGTCGCGGGGGCATCTGATTTCAAAGGGAAATCTGCTGCGTTTGTAGATGGAACAGAATGGAACAGTTCAGAACAGTTCCGCACAGAATGGAACAGTTCCAGACATAAGAGAGGAAACGAAAGAAGATGAAATGAAATGACAGGCAAGGTCGCGCTCCAAATCAGGCGGAGTGGGTGTGGATAAGTCGGAATTGCTGAGAAAAGGACAGGGCGATGGATGACAAAGAGCAGGCAGAAGGCGAAAAGCGGGTTCGGGAACATCTGATCGAGCCGCTGTTGGCGTTGGGGTTGGCGCGGCCAACGACGCTGACAAAGGCGGCGTTTGAAACGATGCTGCGAACCCTGGCGCAGATGTTGGCCCGTATGAGTGAGGCGGAATTGGCTGTGTTGAAGGCTTGGGCCTTGAAGAACCCGGGCGGGCCAAATCGGGATCGGTTTCCAATTGCGGCTCATATGCTGGCAGCGGCGAAGACCATCCGACCACCTGACAAGACGGATGCGGGACCATTTGCGCGACGGGTGATGGCCTCGCCTGCGGGTGACGAAGCGTTCAAGCATGGATTTGCGCCTGAGTTGTTGGCCTACGTTCGTGCCAACCCGGGAAAGTGGCCACAGTCGCTTACCCTTGAGAAGTTGCGCAACCAGGCGCGGCCCGCCTATGTGCGATTTGAGGATCTGTTGTTGCGAGAAAACAGAGATCAGGAGATTTCGCCGGCCGACCGCCGCTTCCTGGCGAACCGCAAAGCCCAGATCGACACTTGCTGTCAGATTGCAGCTAAGGGCAAGGCTGGGGAGAAAGCAGCGTGAGCAGGCATATGAGTGTTGGGCTCGCTTCGGCCTCGTTGGTGCAGCGCGGTGTCAAACAACAGGTCAGTATCCGTGGGTTGATCGAGTGGGCGTTTCAGCGGGAGCTGGCCAGCCTCGACTTCGATGAGATCGAGCGCGAAACCGGCGCGCGCCCTGGTATCGGTATGGAATGGATCATGATCGAGCGGGCCCGGTTGGGGTGTCGTGTTGACGGCGGCGGTCATTCAGACCCTCACCATGATGCCGAGCTTGTTGCCTCGGCGTTGGCGGTCTTGCCTGAGGGCGTTGGCGGTCGGCGGATGGCTATCCGGATTGCCGAGCTGGCGCGGGCTGGTCAGTGCCCCGATTGGCGTCGCGACGCCGAGCCGCGTTGTGAGCCGTTGGATTGGCGGCAGTCCAAGCATGGGCGGTTTGCGCACCGTGAATTTTGTCGCGACCTCGGTGGTCGTTGGCCAGCCGATTCCGTTAAGGGCAAGGATTGGGGGTATTGGTGCCCGGTCACCTTTACCAATACAGCGCGTGAGATTGCGGCCTGTCGCCGGGAATATCTGGCATGGCGATTGGCTTTGATGGAGCTGCGTAACACTTTTCAGATACTGGGTAATCTAACTGTGTTTATCGTGACGGAAACTTTACCTGCTCTGCGTCCGTGGGGAAACGACCTCGAATAACCAATCCGGTGGAGTCTTTAAGTTGCATCACCTTGTTTCGTGGTGGCTTGGGGGGCGGGGCAGCTGAGTTGTCGCCGCTCCCGTTGGGCGCAACACCAACGAACGGTGGAGATGCGCAGAAAGCGATCTTTGCAAAGTCGCCCGAACGGCCCAAACCGGACATTAACAGGCCTTCTATCATGCTGCGGTGCGGCTCGTCGAAGCGGAAGTTCGGTGAGGCCGCAATATTAAATTTGAACCACGCAATTTTAGGACCCCAAGAGATGGGCAAGCTCTACGATTTCAGTCGCATCAGCTCCGGTAGAGACCCTATTACCAAACATCTGCCCTATGATCATCCGTAGCCTTTCCACGTCGCCTGATTTTGCGGCCTCGACACCTGCTTCAACCAATTGCGCATGAAGCGCTTCATCGACTGCCAAGTGATGCTCTTCTGCCAAGCGCCGGAAGATTTCGATCAAGAAATCAGGGCTTTCAGCGAGCACCTTCATGCGAATGCCTTGCATCTCATCAAGTGACCTGCGCGCGGCATCATAGTTCTTTTCCCGAATCGAACGACGGGTCGTCACCAAAAGCTTGTCGTGCCGCTCAGTATCTACCGGCTGGGCAATGTCCCGCAATTCGTCGAATGAGGTTTCAGCCTTTGCGACTTCGTCGTCCAGCACTCGCTCTTCGTTCTCAGGTGACATCTTCAGCAACGCCACCTCTTGTCGAAGTTTACGCGCTTCTTCGGCTACCGAGCGATGCGTGTCTGCATCGACAGAAGTAGAAAGCGCCGAGTGCTGGCGTTCAATCCGTGTTCGAATATCGCCACTTGGGTCGACATCTTCATCGAGCGTCGCTTCGAGCTCGTCTAAATCACTCTCAACGCGGGCGAGCATAGTTGTGGCAACCTCTGCCCCGCGCTGGCCGTCATAGTTGATGCCGCCATCTTCGGATCGGTAAAGGTTGGTAGCATCGATTACACGCCCCAATGAGGGCAGTTCGACCGAAAAGCTGAGCGTACCATTGTCGCTCATTTTCCAATCGATGACAAAATCATCACCTCGATTGATCCGTTCACCGCGCTCCAATTCATCTCGACTGTTCAGGCGAAAATTACCAATATGCAGATTGTGTTCTGGGGTGTCGATGTCATCTGCCATCTCATAAAATTCGACTGCGATGAAGTCATCTTCACCTCCGACGAGTGTCTTACCAGTTCGGAAGGTTTGCTTACCCTGAGCAGGCAACGCCGTCCCCTTCTTGACAAGAACCTCCAATTTGTTCCGCTCATATCCGACAAAGCCATGCTGAATTTTGACCGCCAGAGTGTAGGTCATCGGGACACTTGCAGCACTTGCTTCCGCTCGGGTGATGATGATTTCGCGTGACGCATCCTCGACGGTCTTGCCCTGTTGGTCGAACACGGTCACTTTGAAACGGTTTTCGCCGTTCTTGCGAACATTCACGTTGATACTGAGCGGCCCATCAATTGGAATCCTACCAGTCGAAGACCCTTCTTCATCAAGGATTTCCACCTCATGACCAGTTGGCATGTCTGACGCTGGTTTCAGCCGAACCTTGGTCGTTTCGCTAGCGACGCGTGAACTGAAAGCCAGAGCCAAAGAGACACTACCAGTGACCGCTTCTTTTTGTTTACCGCTTTTCTGCGTAGAGTTTTCACCGGTCCATTCCCGGCTTTCAGCGAAAATTGCAGCGCCGGTGGCTACAGCGGTCATCGGGTCAAGACCTGTTTCCACCTCTATGGCGAGGCCTGCCTCCAACATATCGCGGATGATAGGCATCTTTGAAGGGCCGCCAATCGGGACGATTTTTGAGATATCGTCATTCTTAAAACCGTTGGCCGTGATGATCTTGCGGCAAAGAGCAATCGAGTCATCAATCCGGTCCTTGATCAAGTGGGTCATCTGTTCTCTCGTCAAATCGATTGAAATATAGATTTCCTCACCGTCCTCATCAGGCGCGCGTACTTCGTCTTCGGTCGCGAAAATCGAAGCCGTCGAAGACGCCGAAAGCTGGATCTTCGCTTTTTCTGCGGCATGGCGGCAGACGTCCGACAGGTGTTTGTACTTTTCGTTGCGCTGAAAATCCGCTGGAAGGTTGAAGGTCTGTGAGAGCCAAGGCCGCACAATGCTGTCGAAAATGATTCTGTCAAAGTCACGACCACCAAGCATGTTTATGCCCTCATGAGCGATCACGTTGACCACGCCCGCGGTGCTCATAACCAATGCCAAGTCAAACGTCCCGCCTCCGAGATCGTAGACCAAGAAAACACCGTCCTTTTGTTTGCTGTGTGCGATTGCGGCCAAAGCAGCGGCAACTGGTTCCTGCAACAGGCTTACTTTCTCCAAACCGGCCAATCGCGCGGCGGCAATCGTGTCCTCGCTCTGCATTTGGTTAAATGCGGCGGGGGTCGTGATAACCACGCCCTCAACTTCCTGGTTGCCAGCCTCGGTCATCGCTTGACCAACCAGCGCTTTGATTATTTCGGCACTACACTCGACCGGCGTCCAAGTTTGCCCAGCAAAGGAGATCGGATTCTTGGTCCCCATCGAGCGCTTGAAGCCTTGGGCGACATTCTGCGGAGCTGAAAGCAAGCGGTCATAGGCCGATTTCCCGATGAACCTGTGCCCGCGCTTGTCCAGATAGATAACACTGGGCAACACATCCGTGCCGTCCGATGTCTTGAAGAGACGCGTCGCACCATCGATATGGCCGACGACTGCTGAGTTCGAAGTTCCGAGATCAATACCAAGATACAATTCTTATTCCTTTTCACCATTGGCTGGCTCAACGAGAACGCGTCCTAGCCTTATTACTTTCATATCCGCCATTACGGTCGGCTCCAGTGTTTTTGAGACGAAGAGATCAGTTTCATCGGGATAGTCTCCGGCATTATCGGCGGAAGTGGCCAATCCAGCATGGAACCCCTCCGTTTCGAAATCGATCAGCTTTAAACCGAGCTGATCGACAAGCATAGCCAACTGGCGATCTGAGAAGTTCAACTGGCCCTTCAATCGGCGGCTTTCACTTTCGGGAAGGCGCTCGATAGCCTTCTTGGTTGCGTTTGATAATTTCCAAAACTCAACGCACAACTGCGCAACACTTTCAGCGTTCATGGACATAGGGGGTGAGCTTACCATGAAGAAACGATCCTTCTTGCATCTGCTCGCAAATCAGCGGCATTTTCACGGGCCTCGCGCTCAGCAGCGCTTAGATCACCGCTTCTATATCGAAAACTTGAACATCGTGAATTGAAGTCGCCAATCAGCGCATTGAAACGGTCAATTTGATAGTCCGTTGTGGTCAGTGTTCTGATGATATCAAGCCGTTGCCCCTGAAAAACACAGTAGCGGATTTGAGAGCGATTGAGTGTTAGGCCCTGCCCGACCGGCGGGATAGTCTCAACCGCCGCACTTGTCGCTGGCGCGGGCTTTGGGGTTGGCGTCGCGACACGTGGAGCGGATGGCTGATAGGTTGAACGGTTAGATGGTCTGTCCATCTCATCTGCAATCACAAAGAACCCTATGGCTGCTGCGATTGAGGCATAAATTCCCCACTTCACCTTTTTGCCGAGCCTCTTTCGATCCAGTTTGGTCTTTAGCTGCTGAAGTTCGGCACGCTCCGATCCACGTGCATATTTCAGCAAATCCTCCACAGTTTGCGACATCGCGGTCAAATTGCCCGAATTCTTTTCAAGCTCGTTCATTTTCCAATTTCGATGCAAAACCGCCCGCTCTTCTTCAAGCGTTTTTTTAAGTTCCTGAGGCGGTCGAGCGCCAGCAAATGTCAGAGCCCCGTCAAGCAGTTTGAAAGCGGTCTGTGGGTCATTGCAATCGTTGTTGATGTGCAATGCAAGGTCGCGCAGGATGTTAAAGGCAATGGGTTCATCTTCCCCCTTGGATACCGTATCCTTGAATATCTTGAGGACAGTGGAAATCGGTGTCGGCAGCTTTGTTTTAGCCGCCTCGCACGCATCAATAAGCGGCTTGTATTCCTCGTGTAGTTTTTGTTGTTCGTCCAAGTTTTCAAGTGCCGCCACATCCCCTTTCAAGACTTCGGCGACGGATTCAAGCTCAGGGAAGGTCCGCAACAAAGCCTCAGAAAGCCTACGTGCTTCAGTAAATTCGCTGCGATTGTTGGCAAGGTCCAAGCAAAGCGATCTCAATTTTTCGTAGATCCGCTTTGATCGCCCTTCTTCATGGCCTTGATGCTGTTCATAGACCTGAACCGGCTGATTCACGTCATCCCAACGAACCAGAAGGTCAGATGCTCTTGTTACAAGCGCTGCTAGATCGGCGTCGGTATTTTCTGCGTCCGATATGACCTCGTCGATCTCATCGCTTATGCAGACCAGGTCAGGTTCACTTAACGTATCATAACTGCGAACAAACTGCTCCAAGAACGAGCTCGAAGGGCGCCTTCTCAGCTCGGCTTCAACGATCCTGTCCATGGCCGCACCAGGGCGGTCCAAGCTCCAAATCCCCACCGCCGCCGATCTGGCATGCTTCTTTTCAAGCTCCATTAACACATTATGCAACTGCTCCGGCTCAACACGCGGAAATCCTGCGCGTTGACGGTTTTCGTTAATGAAAATGAGGATGGTTGCTTCATCAATCTCATCCCAAGCGGCCACCAGAGCATGAAAAAGATTTTCGTTGACGTTTCCTGAGCCCGCAAAATGCGCAAGGATGTTGGCTTTGGCCAGTTCAGGGGCGTGCTTTGATGTTTCAATAAGCGCTTCAAGATCACTGGAAGCGACAAGACTCAATACATTGGACGTTTGAGCTTGGCTCAACTCTGGTAGCCAAGAAATTTCTTGTTCGAGCCGAGCATTTGGGGCCAATAGGCTTTGCTGTGCGCGTTGGATTTTTTGGGGCTCGAAAACCTCATCAAACTCGGCATCTTCAACTAAGTCGGCGATGTCTGACCTATCCGCGTCGTAGCCTGCTTTCAAAATATGAAACGCGCTACTAGTAAGGTCTAAACATCCGTTATCCATCAAGTACTCCAAACCCATTTCGTCTTCCAATAAAGGGATAGTGGCTCAGTTTCACCGAGAACTAAAGCCGTAGTTATCAATTTTCAGAAGAGTAAGAAGAAAGTCCGCTTGTGGTAAACGATAGCTGCTCCTTTGCTCTAACAGCGAACGTCGGCTCCCCGCCCGACGTGCAAGACAGACATGACCGCTTTGGGCTGACTGCTGAAATAAGGCTTGACTTGAAAGTCACTCTGTTGACATCTTGCCCTCGACCGAATTGCGCCCGCAGGAAACCCTGTCGGGCGCTTTTGCGTTGGTGACCTGCTAACGTCCAAGAGGGTGCGATGCCGAAGAAACCCTGCGCGCACCCAGGCTGTTCCCGGCTGGTCGACCTTGGGTCGGCTTACTGTGAAGCCCACGCGGTGCAGAACAAGAGGGACCGGGATCGGCCTGCGGACGCAAAGCGGGCCAGTATTCCCTATCGCAAGTGGTACAAACGCAAAGCATGGTGCGGCCCGAACGGGCGGCGGGCTCGGCAGCTCGCAGCGGAACCGTTGTGTGTGATGTGCCCGGAGCATTCGAAGCGGTTGGCCACCATCGCGGACCATGTTGTCCCGCACAATGGTGATCACGGCTTGTTCTGGTTCGGTGAATTGCAGTCGTTGTGCAAGTCCTGCCACGACACCAAGAAACAACGGGCCGAGCGGCGCGCAGGTGGGGGGGATCAAAAGTCCACAGCCTGAATGCCCGGGACCGGCGGGGGTAATCAGATTTTTCCGCGTGTAATTTTAGAGGGGGGGGTATGCCCGATCTGAACAGTCTTGAGCAGTTGATTGCCCTCTTGGGTGGTTGGCCTGAACACTTCGGCGCTGAAGAGGAAAAACACGCGTTGGCGATGTTGACCGCGACAAAGCGCGAGAAGGTGATCGATGAGCCGGTTTTCCGACTGGTCTGCCTTTGGGGCCTGCATATGGCGGCGCATGATCGCCTGTCGCGCAAGATTGACAAGGCCGACTTCACCGCGACCAAGGACAAGTACCTGTCCGGCGACGAACAGCGCCGGGCGTTTCACGAAAACAAGATCATGGGTCTACAGCGTGAGCTGCTGGCGACACCCTATGCCCGTTCCAAGAATGGCAACGGGGCGCAGACCAGCTTCCTGGACGATTTGTTCGGCGGTGGCGACACCCAGCCGAAAGGTAACGTCACACCGTTTCAGACCTTCCAGCGTAGAGGTAGCGGCGGTCAATGAGCGCGGCGGCAGCAGTGCAGGTCGAGACACCCATTGTGGATCGCGCGCTCGATTGGGTCGAGGACGTTCTGTCGAACAAGCGGCCAAGCTGCAAACGGGCAAAGCAGGCCTGCAAGCGGTTCCGGGCCGATCTGAAACGCGCCGGCACAGACCAGTTCCCTTATGTCTTTGACATGGAGGCGGCGGAACACATGTGCGCGTTCATGGAGGCGTTGCCGCACATCGAAGGCGCTTGGGCGGCGCGCGGCGAAACCATCACTCTTCTGGGGTGGCAGGCGTTTCTGATCAGTCAGATCGGAGGTTGGCGTCACATGGTCACGGGCGTTCGCCGGTTCCGTACCGCCTATGTCGAAGTGCCTCGAAAGAACGGCAAATCAACCTTGCTGGCTGGCGTTGGTCTCTATTTCCTGACCGTGGATGGCGAGCCGGGGGCAAAGGTCTATTCCGCAGCCGCTTCGACCCATCAGGCGCGGATTGTCTTTGACGCGGCGCGGGTCATGGCCCTGTCGGGGCAGGTTGGCGGTATGGCCTTGGACGAGGTTCTGGGGCTGCATGTCGAAGAACACAAGATCAAGACCGGAGATCCGGCGGCGCTGTTCCAGGCGGTCGCCAGCCAAACCAAGTCGAAGGATGGCAAGAACCCGCATTGTGCGATTGTCGATGAATTGCATGAGCACGAAAAGCGCGACGTTTGGGATTCAATGGCCAGCGCCCTGGGGGCCCGCGAACAGCCGCTGCTGATTGCGATCACCACGGCGGGCTATAACACTGCGGGGATCTGCTATGAGCAGCGGAAGTATCTGCAGCGAATTTTGGATGGCACTTTCGAGGATGACAGCTATTTCGGGCTGATTTTTGAGGCCGATGAGGGTGATGATCCGGGCGATCCTATCGCCTGGGAAAAAGCCAACCCGTCCCTGCATGCAGCCAAATCGTTGCAATACATGCAGGACGAATGGAAAAAAGCAGCGGCCAGCCCGGCGGCGATGGGTGAATTCCTGCGCAAACATCTGGACATCTGGACCAGCGTGGGTGCGTCCGCCATCGACATGGAAGGGTGGCGCGCTGGTGAAGACACGTCGCTGAGGATCGAACATTTTGCCGGGCGGCGCTGTTACATCGGCGTTGACCTGGCGACCCGCCATGACCCTTCAAGCGTGGTGGTGGTCTTTCCAGACGAAAGTGACCCGGCAAAGGGGCCGATGACCGCCTTCAGTTGGCATTGTTTGCCGCAGAAAGTCGTGGATGCGCCGGGCAATGAGCACCTGTGGGGGTGGGCCAGCAAGGGCCTGATCACGACAACGCCGGGCGCGGAACTGGATCTGCGGTTGGTCGAAGCGCTGGTGATGCAGCTCTGTGGCCATGGTGCGGACCATGATCCGCGAAACGAATGGGGCTGGGGCGATCTGCCCGCCTTCGACGTGGAAATGGTGGTCTATGACGCGCAGTTTGCGCAACAGATGGCGGCGACGTGGGATGCGGCCGGAATTTTGGCGGTGGAGCTGCGCAAACGCGCGGCAAACACAAATGAGCCGTTCAACAAGCTGATTGCCGCAGTGGATGATCACAGGTTTCTGCACGATGGCAATCAGGTGCTGACCTGGATGGCGGGCAACACGCTGCTGAAGCAGGTGCCGGGCGGGGACTACATATTTCCGACCAAGCTGGCACCGGAAGACAAGATCGACGGGATCGATGCTGCGATCAACGCGCTTTGGCCGCTGTGCCAGGCAGAGGAAGACGATGACAGCAAAGAGCGTCGCAGCAGCTTCTTTGCATCGCTAGGAGCAACTTGATGGGAATTTTGCACAAGGCGCTGTCTGCTTTTGGTCTGCAGGTGAAGTTGTCTGACTCGGTGAAATGGACGGACAGGCGCGGCCATTCGGACGCGTCAGCCGAGCGCGTCACGCCACGATCCAGCATGGGGCTTTCGGCGGTCTGGGCCTGCTCGAACCTGATCAGCGGCACCTTGTCGTCGCTGCCGTTTGAAATTGTACAGCGGGATGATGCCGGGTTCCCGAAAGTGGCGGGCGCGCATCCGCTGCACAAGGTGATCTATGAAAGCCCGAACTTCGACCAGACAGCTTTGGATTTCTGGGACTTCATGAACCTGTCGCTTGAGTTGCGCGGAAACTGCTATGCGGATGTGTCGCGGGACAGTCGCGGCGTGATCAAAGCGCTCTATCCGATTCAACCGGATGCAATGTCAGTGCGGCGTTTGAGCAATGGCCGGATCGAGTATCGTTGGACCAGCGATGGCAAGGCGTTCACCCGGTTGGATCGCGACGTGTTCCATGTTCGTGGACCGGGCGGCAACGCTCTTGGCGGAATGTCCACTCTGCAATTTGGCAGCCGAACGTTTACGGCGGCGCTCGCTGCAGAGCAGGCCGCTGCCAGTACGTTTGAGAATGGGATGCGTCCTGGTGGGGTGCTCACTTTCAGCGACTGGTTGAGTGAAACTGAGCGTGCCGTCGTTGATGGCATTGCGGACAAGTACATTGGTGCTGCGAACAGCGGAAAGCCCTTCATTGCTGAGGGAGGCATGGAGTTTTCGCCAATCAGCGTTTCGCCCGAAGATGCACAAATGCTGGAAACGCGGCAGTTTTCAGTCGAAGAGATTTGCCGGTTCTTTCAGGTGCCACCTGCCTTGATTGGTCATGCTGGTTCTTCAACGGCCTGGCCAACCAGCGTTGACCAGCAGGTTCTGATGTTCACCAAGTTCTATCTGCGGCGGCGCGTGAAGCGGATTGAACAGGCCGTGCGCAAACAGCTTCTCACGCCAGAGGACCGGGCGGCGGGGTTCTCAGCGCGTATCAACATGGACGGTCTATTGCGCGGAGATCCCGCCAGCCGGGCGGCATACTACCAGATCATGAGCCAGATCGGTGGCCTGACCATCAATGAGGTTCGGGCTTTGGAAAACCAGCCGCCGGTCGAGGGTGGCGATGTGGTGCGCTTGCAGATGCAGAACATTCCAATCACTGAAACAGGAGAAGCGTGATGACGCTCGAAACCAAGGAGCTGGCCGTAGACTTGAAAACCGTTTCTGAGAACGGTGCAATCGAAGGCTATGCGAGCCTGTTCGGGGAAGTGGACGGTGGCGGTGATATGGTCGCCAGCGGGGCGTACAAGGCGAGCCTGGTAAAGTTGGCCTCTGACGAGCGGAAGGTCAAAATGCTGTGGCAGCATGATCCCGGCCACCCGATTGGCGTCTGGGAAGAGGTGCGCGAAGATGACAGGGGCCTCTGGGTCAAGGGCCGGATCCTGAACGAAGTCACCAAAGGGCGCGAAGCGATTGCCCTGATCAAGGCGGGATCGGTGGATGGTCTTTCGATTGGGTACCGGACGATAAAGGCCCACAAGGAAGACAATGGCGTCCGGGTGTTGACCGAGCTGGACCTGTGGGAGGTCTCGCTGGTGACGTTCCCGATGCTGACGAGCGCGCGTGTGTCGGCCAAGACGGACGTGCCGGAAGAGGTGTTGAACAAGCTCAAGGCCGGGGATCGGCTGACTGAGCGGGAGTTCGGAAAACTGGTCAAGGGAGTTGGCCTTTCGAACTCACAGGCGGAGCGTGCCGCGCGCATCCACCTGAAAGGGCAGGGGGATCCTGCCGTTGCGGAGACTGAGGCGGTGGCGTTCTTCACTGCTCTCAACGGGTGAAAAGCCCTCCAATCTGAACAGAAATCAGGAGAGATCCCATGTCGGGTGAAACGAAATCGGCTGCCGAGCTGGCAGCGGAAACCAAAGCTGCGTTCGACAAGCAGTTCGACAAGCTGAAAGAGATTGCCGAGGACGCGCGTGGCAAGGCTGAGTCTGGCGAGAAACTGAGCCAGAAGGCGAAGAATGACGCGGACGAGGCATTGACCGGAATGAACGGCGTCAAAGCCAAGCTCGAAGAGTTGGAGCAGAAGCTGGATCGCGGCGGCGATGATGGTGCGGATCAGCAGAAGTCGGTCGGCGCCCAGTTTGTCGAATGCGACGAATTCAAAACCTTCCAGGACAATCCGCGCAAAGGCGACAGCGCGTCGCTGGAAGTCAAGGCGGATCTGACAACCACAACTGGCGGTGCGGGTGGACTTGGTGCCGCTGTGCATTCGACACATCTGCCAGGTATTCAGCCGCTGCCACAGCGTCGGATGACCATCCGTGGTCTTCTGATGCCGGGTCAAACCGATAGTTCGCTGATCGACTATGACCGTGAGACCGGTTTTGCGAACAACGCCGATATGGTGGCTGAGGGCGGTTTGAAACCGCAATCTGACTTCTCCATCGAAGAAGTGCAGACCCGTACCAAAGTAATCGCGCATTGGATGCGCACCTCGAAGCAAACCCTGTCCGATGTGGCGCAGATCCGGTCCATCATCGACAATCGCCTGCTTTATGGTTTGGCTTTCAAAGAAGAACTGCAGTTGCTCTTTGGTGACGGGACCGGCGAAAACCTGAATGGCATTGTTCCGCAGGCTACGGCCTATGCGGCTCCGGCTGGTTTCCCGGCCGGCACATCGATCGATCGGATCCGCTATATGGCGCTTCAGGCGGTTCTGGCCGAGTACCCGGCTACGGGCATTGTCCTGCACCCAACCGATTGGGCGTTTATCGAAACCCTGAAAGACAGCGAAGGCCGCTACATCATCGGCAATCCGCAGGGAAGTCTTGCACCTACGCTTTGGGGCCTGCCTGTTGTGGCCACGCCCGCAATGACCGTGGACAAGGTGCTGGTTGGTGCGTTTGACATGGGGGCTCAGATTTTTGACCAGTGGGCTTCCCGCATCGAGACCGGTTTCCAGAATGATGACTTCACCCGGAACAAGGTGACCATCCTCGCAGAAGAACGATTGGCGCTGGCGGTTTATCGTCCTGAGACCTTCATCTACGGCGACTTCGACCGCGTGGCCTGATCCGCCGACGCAGTAACCAAACGAGGGGCGTTCGCGCCCCTTTTTCTTTGAGAGAGGACAATCCGATGGAATACAAAGTCATGCGCCCGCATCAGGGTGACAAGTGGTACGACGTGGGCGACACCCGCGACGCAAAGCCGAACAGTGTTGCGCATCTGGTCGCAAGCGGCACTTTGGTCGATCCGTCCGACAATGATGGCGCAGCTCAGTCCGAGGGCGAGAAGTCCGAACCCACGGTCGAGAACAAATCCGACACGCCTGCGTCCAACAAGGCGCAGAAGCCTGAAAACGCCAAGGCGACTTAAGCGGGGCTGAGCGATGTGGTTAAAACGGCAGAGCGGCGCGACTTTGGATCTGGTGAGCCTCGATGAGGCCCGCGATCATCTGCGGATCATCGGTGGGGATCATGACGCCGACATTCAGCAAGCCATCGCTGCGGCCTCTTCATTCCTCGATGTGGACGAGGATGGGTTTGGCGGATTGGGCTTTCCAATGGTGGCACAGCACTGGTCTGTGAAGGCCAGCGGGTTCACTCCCAAGCTTCTGCGTCTGCCGTTCCCGCGCATCTCTTCCGTCGATGAGATGCGCTACCTGCCCATGGTCGGCGGGGCCCAGGTTGTTCCGGCCGAACACTACGTGGTGAGGCGCGCAGGACGGCTTTCTCAAGTGGTGCTGCTGGCTTCATTTGAGTGTCCACCGTTGGCTGATCGACCCGATGCCGTCGAGGTTCTGTTTACTGCAGGATGGGTCGACGTTGCTTCTGTGCCCGCGGACATCAAGCAGGCTGCAAAGCTGTTGTTGGCGCATTTCTTTGAGAACCGTCAGGCGGAAATTGAGGGTGCAGTCACTTCAGAACTTCAGCTGGGGGTCGACCGGTTGACCGCTCGATACCGTAGATTTGCCGTCTAGTTTGGCGCTTTTAGGGCTGTATTTATGAACATCGGAAATCTGGACAGCCTGATTGTTCTGCGAACACGGCAGGCAGGCAAGAACGCTTTGGGCGAACCGCTCAAAGGGTTCGATGATGGTCCCAAGGTATGGGCGGCATACTCGCCTGTCAGCGATGGTGAACGGATGCGGGGCGGGCATGTCGAAGGGGTCAGCGCCGCGCGGTTTGTGGTGCGATACAGCGCGAGCATGGCTGCGATCACGGGCGATGATCGGCTGATGTTCGACGGTCGCGAATGGCAGATCACAGGGGTGAAAACCCTTGGGCGTCGTCGCTGGATCGAGATTTCCGCCTGGACGAAGTGAGGGCCTATGTCAGTCAAGATGAAGATCGAGGGCGCGGGCGACATCGAACGCGCGCTGGCCGGTATGAAGCGGGGCACCGCCAAGGGGGTGGTGCGCCGGGCGATGAAGAAATCCTTGCGGCCCGTGGCACATGATGCAGCGGCGTCCCCCTTTGAGATCGCGATCGCCAGCAAGTTGACGCCACGCCAGAAGGCGCAGGCGCGCAGGGATCAGGGGCGCACCAAAGTCGCGCTCTATGTCGGGCCGATGGATGATGAGGGACGCGGGGCACCGCATGCCCATTTGATCGAGTTTGGCACCGGGCCTCGTTATCACAAATCGGGCAAGTTCACGGGGGCGGTCATGGCTGACCCTTTCATGCGGCCCGCCTGGGACAAGAACCGGGCGCGCATGTTGAAGATCCTGCGCGCAGAGGTCTGGTCAGAGATTGAAAAGACCCTGGCGCGGGCGGCGCGCCGGGCGGCGAAGGCGGCGAGCTGATGGAAGAGACGCTTTTTCAAGTCCTGTCGCCGCTGGGTCATCCAGTGGTTTGGGGGGTGTTTGACGAGGAACAGCCATATCCCCAGATCTCGTTGCAGCAGATCAGCGGGCCGGGAAACCACACGCTGACCGGGCGTGGAGGGATCGAGACCGCGCGGGTGCAGATCAACGTGGATGCCGAGACATATCTGGATGCGCGCGACACGGCGGCTCAGATCGCGCTGGCCCTGGAGGCCATCCGCAACACTGGCGGAATTGTCCGCTGTTATGAACTTAACCGGCGGGCGGCGCATTCGGCGGCTGACGGTGACGTAATCCGGCGGTTCTCGCTGGACTTCAAGGTGCGGTACCGCGCCTGACCACTGGCCGGGGGACCGGCTTTCTTAACATCATGAAAGGAACAAGGTATGGCAGAAAATGTCATTCCCGGCGATCTCGTTACGGTCAAATGGTCCGCAACCGAGGGTGGCCCGTACACGACAATCAAAGGGTGCAAGACGGTCGGCATTCCCGAAGTTACGCCGGAGTATCGCGACCGCACTTCGCTGGACAGTCCTGGTCGTTCCAAGGAGTATGGTCCGGGCCTGGAGGACACGTCCGAACTGACGCTGAGCTGCTACTATTCACAGGCGCTCTATGAAGAAGCAGCCGCGTTCAAAGCGAGCCGCAAACCGGTTTTCTTCGAGGTGCAACTGCCACCGGAAACCGGCTCGGGCACGGGCGACAAGTTCGAATACAAGGCCTTTGTCACGCCATCGCTGCCGACTACGGACTATGACGGTGATCTGATGACAGATCTCAAGCTGCGTCCGACAGGTGAGATCGCCTGGACGAAGGGAGCCGCCTGATGATCGGTTCTGTTCCCCTGAAGCTGGGCCGCAACAAGACCCACAAGCTGAAACTTTCAACGCGGGCCCAATATCGCCTGGAGCAGGAGTTTGACGGTCAACCGATCGACAAAGTGTTGCAAGCGTTTCTGGATGGTTCCAAAGGCGTCGGCATGGTTCTTGCGATGGTCAAGGCCTGCGCCAATGATGGTGCAGGGTTTCATGATCCGTCCGAGGTGGACGACGATGGACCAAGCGCCGAAGACCAGGCTCTTGACCTGGTGGAAAACGCAGGCGGTCCCAGTGCTGTCGTCCCGGTTCTGAGCAAGGCTGTGGCGGCAGCATTCCCGCAATCTGACACCTCTGATGAAGGGGGTGATGAGGGAAACGGAACGGCCAGTCCGAGCGACTGAGCTGGGATGAGTTGGTCGCGGTGTGGGTCGAGTTTGGCCTGCACCACAGCGATTTCTGGGACATCACCATCCGCGAATACAGCCTGATCATCGGGGCCCGCCGAAAGGCCAAGGATGCCGAGGTTCAGGCGCAAAGAGTGTTGAACCAGGAGCTGGGGACTTTGATCCAGTTCGCGTTTCACGATCCAAAGAACATGCCCGATTTTGCCAAGGCTGGTGAGACTGGGCCTCGGTCCAAGCCTATGAGCAATCAGGAGGCTCGGGCCAAACTTCACGCCTATTTCAGCAGCGTTGCTGCACAGGCAAATTCCCAACTTTCGAACAGGTGAACTGAGCGATGTCAGCCGTCATTGGCGCTCTGCGGGGCGTTCTCTCTCTCGACTCTGCTGCCTTTGAAACCGGCGCGAAGCGCTCGATGGCAACCATGGGCACTGTCGAACGCCGCATGGTGCGGTTTGCTGGAAAGATGGAAGGAGCCGGGCGGCGTTTGTCGCTCGGCTTCACCGCGCCCATGGCGGCGATGGCGGCGGTGGCCCTCAAATCGAGCCTCTCGGTTGTGGATTCTCAGGCCAAGATGGCCCAATCGCTCGGGACCACGGTCAAATCCATGCAGGTGCTGGATCGCGCTGCGGATCTGTCGGGCGTCTCGATTGGTGAAGTTGAGCAGGCCACGATCCAACTGACCAAGCGATTGAGCCAGGTCGAGAGCGGCGGGGCCAAAGGTGCAGCCAAGGCGTTGGAGCGGCTGCATCTGACTGCACAGGATCTGCACCGATTGCCGCTCGATGAACGTCTGGAGGCCATCCAGACGGCAATGAGCCGTTATGTTCCCGAAGCCGAACGCGCAGCGATTGCTTCTGAGCTGTTCGGGAGCCGGGCAGGAGTTGTGTTCAGCCGGATCGATGCTAGCGCTTTGCGGGTGGCGGCGCAGGATGTTTCCCGGTTCGGCGTGGCCGTTTCCGAGGTGGATGCTGACCAGATCGAACGGACCAATGATGCAGTCTCGCGCCTTGGACTGGTCGGGCGTGGCGTTGCCAATCAGATCACCGTGGCGTTGGCCCCGGCGATTGAAGGGATTTCAGATCGCATCGCCCTGGCAGGGGAATGGTTTGCGGGGTTGAATGACAAGGCCAAGCAATCCATCGCCATCGCGGGGACTTTGACGGCGACGGTCGGCCCGTTGGCGCTCGGTCTTGGTGCCATTCTGAAGGTGGCGGCTCCTCTGGTTGGGGTCGTCGCGTCTTTGGCAACGCCGGTTGGGGTGGTGGTCGCGGGCCTGGCATTGGCGGCGACGGTTGGGACTGCATTTGCCGGATCGATGCGAGACACGACGTCTTTTGCCGAAGCGCATGCTCTGGCAATGGATAATGTGACCTATGCCATGGGGGATCAGTATCGGGCGACGGCCCGTCTGGCAGACGCCCTGCGCGAAGGGGGGCCTGTCACGCTGGCCACTATCGAGGCCAAGATGGCCGAGGCTGAGGCGCGCCAGGCAGTGACGGCAGCACTGGTGCGCGAGCGACAGGAAAAAGAGCTTGAGGCGCTTGGATATTACCAGGTGTTGGAGGCGATAGGGCAATATCAGGCCGCTCTGACAAGCATGCGAGCGCCGGGTGATGATCTCGAACAAATGCCGGTCAAGCTGCGCGCGGCCTATGAGGAAACAGAACAGGCATTGGTGCGAGCGTTGACCGAGCAGCGGCGGCTGTTGGACGGGGTGCGTAGTCAAACCCATCTGACCAAGGAAGAGCAGGCCAACCTCGAACAGATCTCGGCAAATATCGCGGAGTTGCAACGGCGCTGGAACACGCTCAAGGGGATCACCTCGGAGAACGTGGATCTGACCGAACGCAATGTGGTGGCGGCTGGCAACCTTGCGGGCAACATCGGCCAAGCCGCGGGGCAGGCGGCAAACCTCAAGAGCTTCCTGTCTGGCCTGCCGGGCGCACTGGCGAGCGCCGATGCCAAGATTGCGGGCTTGCGGGCGGGGATCTCGGCGCTGGCGTCGGGTGGTGGTGAGCTGAGCGCCAATGTCGCCAAATACCGTGCCGAGTTGGAGGCCTCACTGCCTGCGCTCGACAGTATGCATGACGGGCAGCGACGGCAGGTGCAGGCGGGCATTGATCAGCGCGTCCAGCAGTATGAGCTGGAACAGCAACTGACGAAGGAATACCAGGACCGCACAGCGGCGCTCAACAAGCTGAACACAGCCAGCGGCGGCAGTGGCGGGGCCAAAAAGGTCGAGAGCCAGTTGACGAGGGAGATCACTCAACGCCGCACCCTGTTGGGACTGGCTGGCAAAGAACGCCAGATGTATCAGGCGGTCTTGTCGGTGCAGCAGCGTCTCGGAACCGAGGCGGGCAAATACTCGCAGGCACAGATCAAGGCGCTGGCCGGTCAGGTGGTGGCGCTGGATGATGCCGAGGCCGCGACACGGCGCGTGGCTGATCAGCAGTCCCGGTGGGCCGACAACATCACGCGCACGGCCTTTGAGGGTGGTAGCCTGGGCGATACCGTCAAAGGCATGCTGAAAGACATCGCCTTTCAGTTCGCAAATACCAGGTTCACCCTTCCGATCATTGCCTCGGTCACCGGCTTTCTGGGTTTGGATCGCTTGGCGTTGGGCGGTACGGCTGGGGCCGTCCTTGGCGAGGGCGGCGGTGGCGGTGGCTTGCTGGGCGGGCTGTTGGGATCGCAGGCCAGTGGTTTGCTGGGCGGCGGTGGTTTCCTGGGCGGCGGTGGCCTTCTGGGGGGTATTGGCAGCGGGCTGGGCGGTGTGTTGTCTGGCGGTGGTCTGGGTGCCTCTTTCGCCAACCTTGGCGGGTTGGTCTCCGGCTCTGTCGGGGGGCTTGGGGCGATTGGTGCAGCTCTGCCTGCTGTCGGGGCGTTGCTGGCCGGGGTTTACGCTCTTTCGAAAGCCTTTTCTCGCAAATATGCGGGCACCGCTTTGCGTGGAACCCTCGGCGTCGATGGTTTCGACGGTACCCAATTCGACTTCTACAAGGGGGGTGCGTTCCGCAGCAACAAGGCCGTTTACAAGCCGGTCCCGGATGAGATCCAGGCGAGCCTGGACACGACCATGCGTGGTGTCACCACGGGTTTGAAGGCCATGGCCTTGACCCTGGGGCTCAGCTCGTCCGCGCTGGCGGAGTTCAACGATGAACAGTTCACGCTCTGGACGAACGGGAAGACGCAGGCGCAGATACAGGAGGAACTGAGCGGACACATCGACGTCGCATCCGAGAAGATGGCCGCGTTGGTTCTGGGCACCGATGCCTTTTCTCGAACGGGGGAGAGTGCGCAGGAAACGCTCAAGCGGCTGTCGGACAGCCTGAGTGCGGCCAATGATATGGCTGATCTCCTGGGCCATCGCGCCTTCGCTGTTTCTTTGGCAGGCGCAGATGCAGCATCGCATCTTTCTGATGTGTTCGGCGGGATCGAGGCCATGAGCGCGGCGACCTCGGCCTATCTACAGGCGGTCTATTCCGAGAGCGAGCGCAGCGAGATCACGCTGCGACGGTTGCGGGATACCTTCGGAGATCTCGGTCTCGTCATGCCTGAAAGCCGGGCGCAGTTGCGGGCAATGGTTGAGGGCTTTGACACCACCACGGAATCCGGGCGCAACGCCTATGCCGAAGTCATCAAGCTGTCGGGTGCCCTGGACAGTGTTCTGCCCAAGGTCGGGGCGCTGGCGATTTCCGTGACGGGGCTGGTCGATCAGATCGGGGGCGCGCTCGGGGCGCAGTTGGATGATGCGCGCAAAATGGTGACCGAGAGCAAATCGGCGGCTTCCTTGTGGTACCGCGTGTCGGAATCCCTGCGGGACTTTCTGCGCCAGTTGGTTGGTTCGAACCTTGGCGGCGCAGGTCGGGATCAGGCCGCAGCGGCCAATCGGGCGTCCTTGGATGCCGTCTTGCAAAAGGCACGCGGCGGGGACGCCGAGGCCGCGCGCGATGTTCCGGGGTTGGTGAACGCCTATTTGGCCAATGCACGGGCAACCTCGCGCAGCGATCTGGAATACCGCCGACTTGCGGGGCAGTTGCAGGGAGAGGTCAAGTTTCTGGCTGGTCTGGCAGAACTGGAAGGGGCCAATCAGGATGTTCTGCAGGGTCTCTATCAGCAGCAGGTGGATGTGCTGACCGGATTGAGCAATTTCCTGCAACTCGAAGGGCTGACGAATGAGCAGATCGGCAAGCTTGATGTCTCCATTCAGGACCTGGCCCGCGACTTCGATGGGACCCTGGCAGACTTTCAGGACTCGCTGGCAGGGCTGGAAGGAGCCATCAAGGAGGCCGAGGCGTTTTCCTATGATGCGCTCAAACAGCGTTTGCAGGTCGCGGTGGATCTGCTGCCCCAAGTGGACATCCCGGACTATCTCAAAGCCCTGATCCGTAGCGCCGAAACGGGGCTGACCTCGACCATTGATTTTGTCGTGCGCTCGGATCTGCCTGCGCCAGACAAATGGTTGGCGCTGAATACAGCCTCGGAACACATCAAGGCCATCAGCTTTGTGCTGGATGGCAACGACATCGCGCCGGAAACGCGTGACCTGGCGTTGGCGACCGGCGGCGATCTGCGCCGAACCCTTCAATTTGTGGTTGGCGCGGATCTGGATGACCAGACACGTCGCCTCGCTTTGGTCGGCAATTCCGAGCTTGTGCGCACGGTCAATGCTGCGCTGTCATCCGGCGCAGATCCGCGCGCCGTGCGCCTCGCGTTGCAGAATGTCGGGACCTTTGATGTCGCCGTTCGGGCGGCGCTGAGCCATTCTGTCGGATGGGATGTGCGCAAGTTGGTGTTAGGGGGTGTCCAGACGTTCTCTGTTTCCGTCCTGGCGGCTCTGTCTGAAGGGGTGCCATCCGGCTTGCAGCGCGCCCTGCTGTCCGAGCAAGGTCGGTTGGCTCTGAACATCGAAGCGATTTTGAATGCCGGGGTGCCGGAACCCGTGCGCGCGTTGCTGCTCAAGTCGAACACGGCGGCCTTGCGGGCGGTCACGATTGATGCAGTTTATGGTGCCTCACTGAACAGCGCCGATCTGGAGCTGTTGCGAGAGACCAGCAGCACCGCCAAGCGCGTCATCAACGCACAGCTCAACAGCCCGGAATTCACCACCACAGAGACCGCTCTTCTTCGGCAGCTCAATCTCGGGACCGGAACGGTGCAGAGGGTGATCAAGGGTCTGGTGGACACCGGATCATTGACGTCCGAACAAAAGGCCTTGCTGGCCTCGATCAGTGGTGCCAGTTCGGGGACGATTACCCTGGGCGGGTCGTTTCGGTTTGACCCGTCTGCGGGGTTTTCGAGCTGGTTTGGCACGACGTTGCAGTCGGGCATTGCGGCACCGATGACTGACCTGACCGGTGCTCTTGGTGCGTTGCGCAAGGCGATCACGGATCAGCCAAAGCAAGCTGCGCTGGACGGCTATGCAGCCGGGATGCTGCGCAATGACAAGGGGCAGTACATCGCGACCGAGCAGCAGCTCAACAAGCTGGCAGAGCTGGCGGGTGTCAATACCAACGGAACGGCAAACCAGTTGGCCTATCGGGTCAAATCGTTCAGTGCCAGCGACAAGCTGGATGACATCTACGTGGACCGCTCGGGCTATCAGACACGCCGGGCGCTTTTGGGGCTGGTCGGCTCGGCCGGTCTCAAGGTCAAGCCAGAAGCGTATCTGAATGCCTATGGCGACGTGCAGCGCGCAGGCGTTGGCGCGCAGAGGCACTTTGATCAGTACGGGCAGGACGAGATTGCCAGTGGGCGGCGTGTGTTCAAGCCTGGGGCGCTTGATTGGTCATCGATTGGGCTGAATGTGCCCGGCCATGCGGCGGGCGGGGCGCACCAGGGCGGCTGGCGTATCGTCGGTGAAACTGGGTGGGAGTTGGAGCACACCGGCCCCAGCCGCGTGATCAGCAATTCGGACGCCTCGGCCATGCTCGATCAGCGAAACGTGGTCAGCGTGTTGGATCTGCTGCGGCGCGATTTTGCTCAGGCAATCGCCCGTCTGGGCCAGATCAATGACCGTGTGCGGTCAAGCGACAAGACACTGCAAAAGCTGGATCTGGATGGGGTCAAGCAGAGAGACGCTGCATCATGAATATCATCGAAGCCATGGTCGTGTCCGAGGCGAGCATAACCTACAGCAACCTGCCTGCCTTGGATCATCCCGCTTATGCCGCCGGGGTATCCTACGCCAAAGGGGATCGGATCTGCGCTGCCAAGCCCTACAAGGTCGGGGTTGTCGATCTGGTTGGACAGCATGTGTTTGAATCGTTGCAGGACAACAATCAGGGCAATGATCCATCAGCCGATGATGGGTCGAATTGGCTGGTCATCGGACCCACAAACCGTTTGCGCGCCTTTGATGGCACAATCGGATCCGGAACAAGCCACGCGGGGTCGGTGGAGTTCAAGGTTCAGACGGATCGCACCTGCGATGCGCTTGCTTTCTTTGGGTTGCGGGGCGGGACGGTACGGGTGCGTGTGTACACCAGTCAGGACGCGCTGATCTGGGACAAGACGTTTTCTCTGTTCGATCCGATCGAGGTCAGCAACCAGTTTGATTTCTGGTTTGCAGAACGGGAGTTCGCGCGGGTCTATCTTGTGACCGGATTGCCGCGTGGCGGGAACCGGTTTGTGCATGTCACCGTTGATGCAGGAACCGGAACAGCGGAAATCGGCGCGATGGTGTTGGGCACGCAGGCGAACCTGGGCATCACCCGGCCTGGCACCACGGTGGACTTCCGGGATTTCTCCGAACTCAACGAAGACCAATACGGAAACATCGCACCGGTGGCGCGGCAAAAGATACGCCTGGTGAACTATCGCTTCAGCTACGAGACCGAGAACACCGAGCGGATTTTGCGGCGTGTCATGAGGAACAGCGGGCGGCTGGTAGTTGCCTATCAGGCGCTCGGCACCGAGCGCTACGGGACGCTTGTTTACGGTTTGATCAATGATCTGGAACTGCCCGGTGAGGCGGTCTTTTCGGACGGGCAATTGGAAATGAGAGGGGTGGTCGAGTGAGCATCATCAATGCGTTTGGCGGCGTTTTGCCGGATGAAAATGATCCTGAGTTCAACAACCGGATGCGGGATCTGCTGGAATGGCTGTTGGGCCTGCCGGGGCAGTTCAACGGGTTGTCGGCCAGCGAGTTCTTTCAGGTTGTCGAAAACGGCCTGGATCAGACGCCGGGCCGTCTGTTGCGTGTCGGCTCGTTCGGGCTTGGCGCGACGGACAGCGTCGAGGTGCGCCTGATAGATGGCCAGGTGCCTTTGGCATCAGGGTTCTACGCTGGGGCAGGTGGTTCGTCAGATATTGCAACGTTTCCAGACAGTACCTCGCGATACAGTCCGATCATCAACGCCACCCGGCGCATCGGTGACGACAGTTTTACGATCCGCCGACTGTTTTTTTCGCAGAACCGCATTTTGGTTATGGGCAGCGGCGACAGCGGCGCGACCTGGAGCGGACCCAACGCCATGTTTGGCACCGATGATGTCGTTGGAGCTGTCAGCCAGGCAGGAGGGGCAATCACCGGTGCCGTGATCGAGCGGGGCGGCAATGCCAATGGCGAATATGTGCGCTTTGCAGACGGAACTCAGATTTGCTGGCATGTGCTGGATCTCGTGGGCGGTGGGGATGTCACGATATCAGCCAACTGGACTTTCCCCGCAGGCTTCACCGGTGATCCTGTCGTGCACATGACAGCAAAGGTCCCGCCGACGTCGGGCACCCGTGAACGCAGCTATTGGACCGGCAGCGGGGCATTGTCTCGCAGCCTGAGCGTTTCCATGAACGCGGTCTGGCCTGCAAACACGTCTGAATCTCATCAGGTTTTGGCCGTTGGCCGCTGGTACTAAGAAAGGACTGAGATGCACATAGCCTTTACCCCGATCCGCCACGATATACCGCTGACGGCTGCTGTTGCGGGAGATGTCCTTACCCTCAATGGGGAGGCCTTCGATTTTGCCGCCCTGCCCGAAGGGGCAACCCTGCCGCGCGCTGCCGTGTCCTGCGATTGGCTGGCCTCTGATGTCGAACGCATCGAGGGGCAAATCCACCTGACCTTGCTCTTGCCCCATGGCCCAAACGCGCCTGACGAGACGCGCTTTCCGGCGTCACTCATCGTCTCGGGCGGTAACGTCCCAATCCCGGTTCACAGTGTGGTCGCAGGGGATGATCTGCCAGCCGAGGAGGATGACACATGAGCAACATCGACCTGAGCCAAATCATCACCGCCGACGCCAAACAGTCCAAGCTTCGCGCCCGGCGCACAACGCTGGTCAAGGCTGAATGCCGTCGCCGGATCTTTGCAGCCGCATCGGACACGGCCCAAACCAACATCACTGCCGCAAGCTCCGCGGATCTGTTGGATGCTCAGCAGAAGGCAGCCTGGGTGGCTGCTCTGGGATGGGTTCAAGCCATGCGCGCGGCCTGCCTGCCGCTGATCGAAGATCCGCAGGCTGACGTCACACACGACGGCGCATGGCCGGATCTGCCCGAAGGCGTGGCCGAGCTGATCGAGCAGTTCTGAACAAAGAGGCAGTTTTTTATGGGCAAAGTGATAGAGAACAGCGACCGGGGTCTGACCATCAACAAGGGGTTGGCTTGGACCATCGTGACAGCGCTGGTTGCCGCCGGTGTTTGGGTTGGAACGCAAACCGCCACAATGTCGAGCGGTATCGATGATTTGAGCGATGAACTCGATAAACTATCCCTTCAGATCAGCAGCGAAGCGGGCAAGCGTGACCAGCTCGCGATCCGGGTGCGCAATCTGGAGAACAAGAACGCGGCGCGCGATGCCAACTATTCGCATTTTTCCAAGCGTATGCAGGATGTGCAAACCCAGCTCAGCGAAAACAATCGGCTGCTGCGGGAGCTTTTGCAGCGAGCCCAGATGATCCCAACCCGCTAACCGGCGGGCCCCCGAAGAACCAAAGACCAAACCGGCCCCGCCTGCGGGGTCTTTTGCATTGGAGGGACCAATGACGACGCTTTCCTATGACGTGCGCTGGTTGCAGCGCGCGCTTCAAACGCTTGGCCTCGATCCTGGTCTGATCGACGGGATCAAAGGCCCGGCGACCGATCGGGCTGTGATTGCTTTCAAGCGGTCAGAGGGGTTGCGCCCGCGCGCCTATGTCGGGCCGATTACTTTGGCCCGGTTGCGGGATGCCGTGTCCGAAGCCGAGCCCGTGAAATTTGGGCCAGAGACGGCCCCTGAACCGCCATGGCTGGTCGAGATCGGCAAAGTCATGGGGTTGCATGAAGTCCGCGACAATGCAGAGCTGCGCGCCTGGCTGGCCTCTGACGGCTCGACCTTGGGGGATCCGGCCCGGTTTCCCTGGTGCGGCGATGCCGCGATCACGGCGCTGGAACTGGCGCTGTCTGATGAACCCCTGCCGCCTAGCATCGAGCGCAACCCCTATTGGGCGCGCAACTTTGCGGACTACGGCGTCAAATGCGGGCGGGTCTATGGCGCGGTCGCGTCGTTCACGCGCGGCAAGGGCGGGCATGTCGGTTTCGCGGTTGGCTATGACCCTAAAACCCATCGCTACCGCATTCGGGGCGGCAACCAGTCGAATATGGTCCGCGACAGTTGGCTGGCGGGCAGCCGGTTGCTGGCCTTGCGCTGGCCGTCGACCTGGCCAGCGGCGCACCAACGCCCGCTGCCGATCATGAATTCGGCGGGTCAAATTCTTTCCACCAACGAGGCCTGAGCCTCAATCATCCGAAAGGGAAAATACCATGGAGGATATCAAAAGCTTCCTTATGTCCAAGACCATCTGGGGCGCGGTGATCGCCATTGCGCCGCCAGTCGCTGGGATGTTCGGCCTGACTGTGACGGGTGCCGACGCATCCGAGGCATCGCAGCACGTCAACAGCGTGATCACAGCTGCAGGTGGCCTGTTGGCGATCTATGGCCGCGTGAAGGCGACCAAGAGCATTGGCATCTAAGCTCCGGCCTGTCACACGTCCAACCTATCGCCGGAGACTCAAAGTAAGCCCCCCCGCTGGCGAGAGCTGGCGGGGGGGCATCTTCGTCATCTATCGTCCGGCAATAGATAGTATGGGTTATACGGAAAGCCCCAACAGTAGTGCGCACCAGAGTGAGTTCTGACCAATGCGTTATCCCCTGAAAGTAGGAAGTGAACGTTGATTTCTTTAATCTAAAAAAGTAAGGGGCAAAGAGCGACGCCCTGAGAGCAAATCTGAAAGAAGGCCAATCGACAATGCATAGCCGATCGAGTCATTGTAGAGACGGAAAACTCTAAAGTTTCTTGTTACAGCGAAGTAGATGTGGTCAGCCCCATCTGAGTGGTCCAATTTGATTG